AGACAGTGCGGTACTTTATGTGTGGAGAATATGGGGAGAACTTCTCCCGTCCACACTATCACGCCTGTCTATTCGGCATAGATTTCCCAGATAAGGAAATCTTCAAAGAACAGGAAGGAATCCTAACCTACACATCAGAACTACTCGAGGCCATCTGGGGCAGAGGCTTCTGCACAATCGGAGAAGTCAACTTCGACACTGCTGCATACACAGCCAGGTACATTACTAAAAAGGCCCTCGGACAACAAAAAGAACAACACTATCACCGCACTTGTAGCCATACCATGAACCTCGTACCTATCGAACCAGAATATGCAACCATGTCATTAAAGCCGGCAATCGGCAAGGATTGGTACGAGACATACAAGTCGGACATATACCCAAGCGACTACCTCATTCACCAGGGAAAGAAAATCAAAGTACCTCGTTACTACGATAAACTATACGAGCTCGATTCAGATGATATCGAGCAAATCAAATTCCAGAGAAGACAAAAAGCGCGAAAGCGCCTATCTGAGAATACTCCCGAACGCCTAGCCGTCCGGGAGAAAGTAAAAACCTTAACAATGCAACAATTTTCTAGGAGCTACGAAAACCATGATACATAAAATCTATTCAGTATTCGACTCAAAGTCAGAATCATATACCCCACCATTTTATCAACACACCGAAGCAATGGCGATCCGCACATTTGCGGACGCCTGTAACGATAAAGAACATACTTTCGGAATGCATCCCGACGATTACACACTATTCGACCTGGGAACCTGGGACGATAGCACTGGCACAATCACACAAGATAAAATAGTATCGATCGGCAACGGTCTAATCTATCAGGAGCAAAAATAATGCAATCAGTATCACAATCTCATTTCGCAGTAGCACCATCTGCGAATATACAGCGGTCATCATTCGACCGCTCACATGGCTTCAAAACGACAATGGACGCTGGCGGCCTTATCCCAATATTTGTCGATGAAGCCTTACCCGGAGATACATTCAACCTCCGGGCATCATTCTTCGCAAGAATGAACACCCCAATCACTCCAATTATGGACAACGCATACTTCGAGACATTCTTCTTCGAAGTCCCAGTACGACAAGTCTGGGATAATTGGGAAAAATTTAATGGAGCCCAGGACAATCCCGGCGACTCAACAGACTTCCTTATACCAACAATCACATCACCAGTAGGCGGGTACGCTGTAGAATCAATTTACGACTACATGGGTATCCCGCCATCAATAGCAGGGATCGAACACTCCGCGCTTTACTTGCGCGCATACAATCATATTTATAACACCTGGTTCCGCGATCAGAATCTTCAGGACTCAGTGCCATTTATAACTGGCGACGGACCAGACGATCCTGCAACCTACTCAATACTAAACCGTGGCAAACGCCACGATTACTTTACTTCAACACTCCCGTGGCCTCAAAAATCAGACGCTAATTCAGGAGTTCAACTACCGCTTGGAACATCGGCACCCATCTCAACTGACGCAATAGGCGGCGACGGACAAATTTTATATGTCCTCGATGGCAATGGTGATCCAAAAAGACTTCAGGAAGATGCAACACCAGCAATCGTCCTTGGCTCACAAACCGGTCAAATTCCATTGTATGCCGATCTATCAGAAGCCACTGCGGCAACAATCAATCAACTCCGTCAATCTATCGCTGTACAGCGTATGTTCGAAAAAGACGCTCGGGGAGGCACAAGGTACATCGAAGTCGTATTCAATCACTTCAAAGTACGCTCACCCGATCTTCGTCTCCAACGCCCCGGTTATCTGGGCGGTGGTCGAACTCAACTAAACATCACGCCAGTTGCCCAGACATCTCAAGCATTCGGTACTGCAACAGTCGATACACCTCAAGGCAATCTGGCAGCGTTCGGTACACTATCAGCCGTTAATCACGGCTTTACCAAATCATTTACCGAACACACAATTATTATCGGATTAGCAAATATCCGCGCCGATCTCACCTATCAGCAGGGCCTTAATCGCATGTGGAGCCGTCAAACTCGTTTTGACCACTACTGGCCCGAGTTAGCCACCATCGGCGAGCAGGAAGTCCTCCAGAAGGAGATCAACGTATCTGGAGTCCCAGCAGAAGACGACACTGTCTGGGGATACCAGGAACGTTTTGCCGAGTATCGATATAAACCATCACTTATCACCGGCAAATTCAGATCCTCCGATCCTCAATCTCTAGATATCTGGCATTTAAGCCAGGATCTAGTTAATCCACAACTCAACGCGGATTTCATCATTGATAATCCGCCTATCGATCGAGTCGTCGCAACACCAGACGAACCGCAATTCAAACTCGATTCGTACTTTAACTTAAAATGCGCCCGGCCGATGCCAATGTACGGCATTCCAGGACTAGCCAGGATATAATCATGGGCTTATTCTCTGGACTTAAAAAAGTAGCCGGTCCAATACTCGGCGGCCTCGGGGCCGCCGATCCTACCGGCATCATAAGCGGAGCAGCTTCAGCATACGGAGCGCAAGAATTACAAAAATTCGACAAAAATCAGGCCTTAAAACAACGACAGTTCCAAGAACGTATGTCGTCAACTGCACACCAACGCCAGGTCGAAGACCTGAAAAAAGCTGGACTCAATCCTATCCTATCAACTAATACTGGTGCTTCAACACCAGGCGGCGCAGCCGCAACAGGCCAAAATATAGCAGGAGCAGGGGTAACCTCTGCGATCAACAGAAAAATGGCGGAAGCCAATATTCAAAAAGTAAATGCAGATACAAATCTGACGAAAGCCCAAACCGACGCAATAGCAGGATTATCTGCTGGCGGCGGTGCCCTGGGAGACTTAGCCGATTACGTCGGTCAAGGTCTCAAAAAAGGGCAGAAATGGGCGCAGGACTTAATAAATCAGTTTTACGAGGAAAAGTCAGATGTAACTTCTGCAAAAGGCGTTAACGCCGGAAATAGACCAGGAAGAAGCGAGATCGATCTCATACTCGGTTCTGACATGAAAAAATCAGGAAATCATCCACGAATTAAACATATAAGGAGCAAATAATGCGACCACTAAAAGACAGGCCTTACGCCTTAAAATCATCAATGCCATCAATGACTAAGCAGTCGTTTAGAGACGAATGCAATATTAATAACATTATGGCTAAATTCCAAAAAACAGGCGCGATTAATCATTACATGAACCACGCGCCCCAATACGGCGACGCCACCCAGGTGGACTACGCCGATGCCCTAAATGTAATAGCCAACGCGAACACAATGTTCGAAGAACTCCCGGCAACAATTCGAAAGAAATTCGAAAACGATCCCGCAAAATTCTTAGAATTTGTGCAGGACCCGAAAAACCAGGAGGAAATGGAAGAGCTCGGCCTTAAAAAATCTTCAACCGTGTCAACCAGGGATCCCGAAATAGCGACAGAGGAGCACCCATCAGGGTCCACTGAAAACTCGGAAAAAGAAGATGTAGGCCAGGCAGAATGACGACTACTCGGAGTCCTAAAAAAAGCGAGGCAGGAGCCGAGCAAGGGAGAGTGTGACAGAGCTGGACAGGACGTCCAGCGGATCACCAGTTGCCGGGGGTTCTAGGGGGGGCGCTAGCCCCCCCTAGTGGCTAGAAACAAACATTAGGCAAAAACAACTAAAAGGTTCCCTCTGGGAACCTTTTTCGCATTTTGGAGGGAAAGCACAGTTCTATACTTGATGTAACTGTGCTAGGTGACACCAGTCACCTAAAAAAGGGGTAAAAACCCCTAAATCACCGACAGGTGACAAAAAAACATGAAGTCACCTCTGGGAGACTTCAAAAACACCAACTACAATTCTGCTACCTTAACAACTAACCAGGTGATAACATGCATAATTGTCTAAATCCTCGCAGGACTAACACCTATGAAATATCGGAAACCGATGAGCAAACGGACCTCCCGCAAAAACTTCAAAAAAGGAACACGCGTCAATACCAAGAACTTACGGACAGCACCGATGCGTGGTGGAGGTCGCCTTTAACATGCGAAGACAAAAAACTACCCGAAGAGGAAAAAGTTCCCCAGGTGTTCCACCAGCTAGATATCCATACAAATTTAATACACCTCGTAGAAGGTACAATAGAAATAATCGGAGAACTGGATGATCGCTTAGGCGACATTCAGTCAGACCTCGAAGAAATAGTCGAGAGGCTTAAATAATGCCATGCTACAAACCACTCGACGCATGGCGTACTACCGAAAACACTGCGAACAACAAGAAACGGATTGTCTTCAAGAAATCCGAAAACGCTACAACTCAACTGCAACTACCGTGCAACATGTGTATAGGCTGCAGATTGGATCGCTCACTCGTATGGGCTATACGATGCGTCCACGAAGCCCAACTACACGAACAGAACTCTTTTATAACGCTGACCTATTCAGACCAGCACCTTCCATCGGATGGATCACTTATCAAATATCATTTTCAGGACTTCATGAAAAGATTGAGAAAACATCCGTCATTCAATTCACAGACAGTGCGGTACTTTATGTGTGGAGAATATGGGGAGAACTTCTCCCGTCCACACTATCACGCCTGTCTATTCGGCATAGATTTCCCAGATAAGGAAA